TGTACCTGGAGTACCAGCTACATTACCAGCAGCTCCAATCGAAGCAGCATTACCGAGTGAACCATCACGACCAGCAACGTTACCGTCGCCAACGTAGTTAGGTCCAGCTTCTTTCAAACACCATGCCTCTTGATTTTCAAGTAGCATAGCTGTGTTTAAACGAGTGTGACTGTCTTCAATTGCTGCAACACTTTTAGAAGTGTAATCCAATACTGGAGCCCACTTTTCTAGAAGTTGTGCAGCGCGATTTTCATCGATATAAGCCTGTGTAGGTCTAATTGTATTCATAATTGTATTTTTCCTTTATATTCGACCCCAAGGTTTTAAAAAACCAGGAAACTCAGGAATGCCTAAACAATATAGGTAAATTCTAGTACTTTGATAGCTCTGATAAGTAAGGTGATGATACTTTTTCTTCAACAATCTCTTGTTTAGTATCTTCGTAAATTACTCTATCTACATCTTCTCTTGTACTTAAAGCTTCTTCTTTCAATGTCTCGAGCCTGTCGCCTTCTTTCTTCTTAAAGAGCTTCAATGTGTAATCAAAGTTTTCAGCAATGAACTCAGCGTCCTTACCTTTCATAACTCTATCTACATATTGCTTTGTTCTCTTATCAAGACCAGCAGTTTTTTGTTCGAGAACTAAACCAGCTTTAACTGTATTTAACTCTTCCTTTAAAACTGCATTTTCTTCTGCAACAGACTCAAGCTTTTGTGAAGCTTCATTAATTTGACTGTGACCATCCATAATGGCCTCTTTAATGCTTTCTTTTTCTAAAGCACTATCAACTGCTAGATGGCTTCTTAAGCCCTCTAAAATTTTCTTAGCTTTTGTGTTCTTTACAGCTTCTTGAACACTTTCAACTGGAATTTTTTCTTCCAAATAAACATCTAAATAATCAGAAATGCTTTCTATTAATTGTGTTTGAAATACTTCTGCTTCACTATCTAAAGCACTTTCATATTTTTCAATAACCATCTTTAACTTATTAGCTCTGTCAGTGTCAATAGCTTCAACTACTGACTTAAGTTTAGATGAATGATCTACATCAATTTTTTGAACTAGTTCATTAAGCTTTTCTGTATATAATTCATCTTGTTCGTTAAGAGCAGCTTCAACGTGGACTTCAACCTTATCGTTTATCTTCTGTTCAAAGACGTTTTCGATTTCTGATAACACTTCTTCATTAAGTGCACCGTTTGTTGCTTCAGATAAAATTTGTTTAATGTTCATATTTAAAATATATTTATATTATTATTTAATATCTTTTGTTCCATTTTCTTGTTAATAATGTCAGATAAATCAGAACTAGCTTTTTTATAGTTACGGTTCATAACATTACTAATAAAATTCTTTAAATTTGTTTTAACTTCTTTCATATTATTAAAGGCTTCTTAAGAATTTGATGATATTATCTTTTAAAAATTGATCTCTATTTTTTAAAGGCATAGTAGAAATATTATTTTCAAAGTTATCATACATTTCTTCGAACTGTCCATATTTATTTACTACGTATTGCTTACTTTCCAAGATACCATTTACGAAAGCTTTTGGAAAAGATGGATCTGCAACACAATCAATAGCTACTAATTTAAAATCTTTAACCCTATTAATACCATCTGACCCAGATTCAGGTATAAGTTGACCAAGAGCTCTTGAACTCATACCAACTCTTACACCATCATTAATTAGACTTCTAACTATCATACCTGTTGGTGTTGATAATACTTTACTTTTACCGTAAAATACATTTCCGTCTTGAGATAACTCTGTAACTAAATGACATGCTCTTTCAAGATCAACATCAGCTGTGGTTGGGTGATTTAACTCACCCATTGCTCTACCTGAACTTACCATATCTTGTTGGTAACGTTTTGTTTCACGTACCATTTCTTCTAATGGGTAGATACGTTTATTACGATTTACCCCTTCTGCCATCATATATGGACCTTTAATAAAGAAGTTTTGTTTACCTTTTGAATTACCTTCTTCGACAATATATTCAAATTCCTCTTTTGGAGCCGGTGTTTCAACTATAAGATTTAAACTCATGTATTAATTATTTATACAATGTTAAAACTTTTTAAAGAGAAACAACGATTTATTTACTTTATATTCAATTCTTTTTCTGTAATTATTAAAAACTTATAACCTTTTTTCTTTGCCCATTTATTAGCAGCTTCCCATTTTGCAGTATTTTGTATATACATTTTTTGTTCATATAAAATAGTTTTTTGTTTTTTATATTTTGTCTTTACTGGACGTTGAGTTTGTTTACTAGGCTTTATTTCAATTAAAAATTTATTATTAACACCATCTTTACCTTTAAAAACGATAAAATTATCTACAAAATATCTATGAACTTTACCATCTAAAGGGTTAACATATGGTATAATAATATTTTCACTCCCCCATGCTAGTATATTTTCATTTAAATCAGCCCATCTAAAAAATTTTAGTTCCCAACCTGACCTATAAACAGGGTCACCTTTACCTATATATTTTTTAGAATTAATTGGTTTAAAAATACCTTGTCTAAATCTTTTATTTTTTTTCATATTAATTTTATAAATATAGTTATGACATTTGAAGAAAAAATCATTAGTAATAGTGAAATAAGACAGAGAAATTTAATGCGACCAGCTAAAATAGCATCTGAAAAACCTGATACAGGGGTTACTATTATTAAAAAAGGTGCCTATTATCTTATAAAAGACTCTGCTGATATAACTATTAAGTATTTAACTTTAATGTGTTATGGTAGTTTTTCATCACCAATTACATCATTAAAAGGTAAATTTACACAATCTGAAATAATTGATTTTGTTGGTAGAGCTAAAGAAGAAAGCTATACAAATCAATTGTTAAGTGTTATCTTAACTGATATTGGCTGCACACAACCTATTACCCAGGTTATAGATGATGATAAAACTGATGAATTAGATTTAACTTTTACCGAAGATGAAGATGTCTACGGTGATTATGAAACAGAAAAAGATATTTCATCAACATCGACATCTACAACCACTGAAGTAATAGATATTCAAGATGCAAGTATAGTTATACAAAAACTTATTGAAGTTTTTGATGCCAAATAGTTATTTTTTATCCAACAAAGAATAATGGTGGGTCGGCATCGCCTTGACCTGGTGCAGATCCAGTCATTAATTGTTCTTCTAAAGCTGCTTTTTCTGCTAAACCTTGCGTCATAAGATCCGTAGAATTTAAACTACCACCACCAAATAGAGTTACATTACCATACTTACCTCTTATATTAGCAACTGCCATTTTAGTTAATGCTAATGAATATTGATATACCCAAAGCTCTTTTAATATATCTCTAATAGGTCTCTCGACATAACACGATACAACCCCGTAAAATCGTACGTTACTACTGCTAGCGTTTGGTTGTGGGTACATTCTTAAAATTTGCGTACGTTCATCAAAACTATATGAACGTTTTGTAGCTAACATTTTTTCTCTTGTTTCAAGCCAATTTTTTAAGGTATACCAACTAATTAAATCAAATCCGTAGTTACCCATAGCGTAACTAAAATATGTTTGCTGTGCTAATGTTTGTTCAATCGTAAACAAAGTATTAATACCAGTTGATGAACCTTCTTCAAAATCGGTAACAGCCATCACCTTACGGTAATCCATCAAATCATAATCAAAACTATTAATAAAGTTTTCACCATTACCAACTACACTACCTTTTCTTGTAAAATTATTCTTTACTTGAGGTACAAATAATGAACTAACTGATGGTACTTCATTAACAATCTCATCATAAAAATCTTCAGTAAAGATGTTATTTGCTGATATACCATTCTCTAAAGCTGATGATAAACTAGAGATAGAACTAAACAATGAACCGGGTATATCTGAAGTAGAAGTATATACTGTTTCGGAATTATCAATTTCTTTAGTAAAGTCTTTATTAGGGGTGTTTAAATCTTTTTGCTCTTTATAAGTGTCACTATTTTGAAGTGTAAACAAATCGTCTAATCTTATACCAAAATCTTTTTTATATAAGTTACTATCAAAAATAAGATACTCTTTTGTATAGCCAGCAAACTTACTAAAATATTCTACAGCTAAACTAATATTTTCATATAATTGATCTCTATGTATTTCGACATTTATAAACGGATAACCTAAGGTTCTTAATATTCTATCACTAAGTCTATTAAAATTATCTACTTTTGAATTGAGATTTGTACTTTGAAATCCAGATATTGGAGCTATTTCACATTTTAACATACAATTATTTAATAAATAATTATATGCCTTTCGTCAACAAAAATAAATCTTACTCTTTTAATATGACTATTGACACTTCTCTTGCTGCTTTATCAAGCTTGCAAGCTAGTGAAATTTTGATTTCGAATAAAACTGGAGAGAATCTTTATATATATGATAATAATTTGGTAACAGATGATAGGAGATTTCTATTAGAAGATAATGAAAGTATGGTTTTAAGAGGTATAACGAACACAAATGAAGTAAGTGCTAAAACAGGAGCTAATTCAGGATTAGTTTATTTTAGATCTGCTTATTTCAGTAATTTAAATCAGTTCTAATGATACCACTCATACCTAATAAAAATAAACTAACATTTGAAAGCTCAGGTATTGAGCTAGGTATTGAACCTGAACCTGAACCTATCGATGCAACCTATATAGGTTTGGAAGATAATAATATATTGGGTTATGGAGCAACTATAGGTTTAGGTTTAGAAGTTTCTCTAGATTAAATAAATAGACATTTTCTGAATTAATTCAGATTGATTGTGGTGATGGTACTACTAATAATCTAATATCTAGTACACTTACTACACATACATATTAATTTAATTATTTAAACTTCAGGTACCTCGTCAGGTGCTGTAGCTTCAGGTTCATCACCAGCTTCAGGAGCTACATCAGCTAGACCACCTCCGAAATCAGGCGGTGTATCAGCACTAATATCACCAGCTGGTATACCTTCCATTTCACCACCAGGTGCTGCAGCTTGCTCTAAATCGTCTCTCCAGTTAGGACCACCAGCACCGATTTGTTGCAACTCCCATTGGAATTCAGCATCTTTACGTAAGAACTCTCTATTTGCCTTAACATCGACATCATTCCACCCAAGGTATCGTTTTTGTGCATATGTATTTGAAACAAATTCATTACTAGCTAAGCTATTAAAGTTAGTTGCTTTTAATTCTAATTTTTGACTTTCTCTAAGTTCATAAAAATTAGTTGGTACATTAAACTCTAAATGTAAGTTTTGAGCTTTAAGATCATATTCGTTGAATAAACCTCTAAGTTTAAGGTGTGTTACAAATCCATTTTTAAGACCAGCTGCAAATTGCTGCTGCATACGAATAATAAATTTTGCAAATTTAAGCTCTTCTCTTAAAATAGATTCACCATCACTGAATTGACTGTCAGGGTTTAATCTATTTGTTGGTACTTTTAATGCTTTATAAAGTTTGTTAACGAAATACATTAAGTCAGCTAACTCACCTAAATTAGCACCACCGGCTAGCTGAGTAACTGATGTACCATCCGAACCTTGTCTTTTAGCAAACCAGAAGCTATCAAGCATAGATTGCGGGTTAAACTTTTGAACTTGACCAGATTGATTTGAATCAAAAGTCTTTTTACTCCAATATTCTTGAATAAGCTTTCTAAGATATGCTTCAGCCTTTGGTGGTGCCATATTACCAACATCAACATTAAAAACTAAACGTTCCGGTGCACGAACTAGTCTATATATTACTATAGCATCTTCTACTAACGAAAGTTGCCTATATGCTCTTCTAGCATTTTCAATAAAAGGTAATCTAAAAGTTTTATCTTGATTCCAAATACCAGAGTTTATATATGATATTTGATTTTCATCCATTGGAATGAAATCAAACTTTTCAATTTTTTCCGGTTTATTAGGGTCAAATATAGGTTTACGTAAAATATAACCTTTGATGATCATATTTTGTATATTATCATATATAGGATCAATTAAATCACTTGGTAAAATAACCGCTCCAAGTATACCATCATCAGTATAACCTTTATGTATAATATGTTCAAAATAAAGCTCACCTTCAATTAATATTTGTCTAAAATACTCAAAACCTTTCTTTTCTAAATCAAAATAATCAATATATTTTTCAAATTCATCTTTTATTTCTTGCTGCTTCGTTTGATCTAATTCAGTATTTCTAAATTTAAGATTAATTATATTACCATTTTCATCTTTATTAATACATTCATCGCAAATTTCATCTAATGCATCACTGATCTCAGAAAAAGCTGCCATTATACGATAGTCTCTTAACCTACCACCTTTATTTTCTTCTACATTAGCATAAACTAAAGAGTTATAATTACCATCGATAGCGATTTGACCACTACCAGTATTATTAAAATCGTTATTGTAAAAAATGGAGTTTTTAGCCAAAGCTTCAACTCTTCTCATACCCGTCTCTTCAAACGTATTATATTTCGGATTTAGATCTCCAAGTACTTTATTGAAATCTACAGATTGATATGGTAATTTATTTACTAAATT